TAAAAATCCCATAGTTTCTCTTTATATTGTATGATGACAGCAAGTTTGCCAAACTTGTAAATAGGCGAGTGTATCACAATTTACAAGGTTTTTATTCATTCGTCAACGTCCTTAAAATATATTAGTTTGACCACCTAGTGGTATGCTTTGTACCTTAATATGAACACTTCTAGATATGTCTTCCTGTTTAGTGTCTGTATTAGGGTTATCTACGTCTTGTTTTGCTTCTTCGTCTGATCCATACTCTTGGCCTGTTGTCATATGTTTTATAGTAACCTCAACTCTAGGTTTATAAACTGTTACTTCAACGCCATCAATGGTTTGTTTTTCAAACGATTCTTCTTGTTCTACAAACATTATCTGTCCTCCCTGTTTATTTCTAATATTGATGCAATTATATCTACTGCACCACTAGTTGCTTGAACTTTTAATATTTCACTTTCCGTCATAATTAAAGGTTCAGTCAAAATTTGTTCTTTTTCATTAGCACTTAAACTTACATTGTTATCAATTACAAAAGCTGTTCCTGTTGCATTTGTTAATGTTGCTTTAACTACTGCCGCACTTCCTGCATCTTCCGCAACTAAAATAGATTTTACAATAGCACGAGAATTACTTGGCACAGTATACAAAGTTGTATTATCAGTACTAGTTAAACTTACTTTATCATTTTTATATATATTTGCCATTATCCTAATCCTAACCAGGTAAATCTTTCCTGGTCCTCTTTTTGTTGTGTTAGATATGTTGAGTTCAATTGTTCAATAATATTAGTTAATGCTTTATTAATTTGTCTTTGGTTATCTTCACTATATTCTTTTTTAGGTTCTGGTAATCTTACTACTACTTTTGTCATTATCCTCTTCTTCCGTCTGGTTGTAAGTCTACTTGAAACGTACCAAATCTCCACGATTCGCCGGCGCCTGTATTTTCTATTTTAATACTTGCATAACGTCCTCGTGCTCGTGTGTCAACTTTTGTTGTAGTTGATGTAATAGTAAAAGGGCTCAATGCACTTGCAGAAGAATTATCTGCAGGAAAATCTTTTACTGAAATAGTCACTTGGCTGTTACCTGTTAAAGTTTTAAAATTTGGTAAAAATCTTCTCATAGCTAGAAATACTTCACTTTGATCTTTTTGTAAAGAAAAGCTAAAAGATTCTATAAAAGATGTTAAGGTAGTTGTACTTCCATTTGGATTAACTTGATCATTCCCTGTTTCGTGTTCAAACAATACTGTTTGACCTAAACCTGATTCACCTATAACTTCAGGAAAAGTACCAGTATTAGAACTATTGTAAGCTGTAGCATAAGGTTTAGGATATACTAATGAATCAATCCAAGTAGTTCTAATTGAATTAGTATTAGTTCCTGTGTACCAATTACCCATTGGAGTAGGTTGATTTGTTTGTCCATAATTATAAACTACATATCTATTATTAAAATCAGATCCTGCTGTTGGATACCACCAAACAACTTCTGTAAACAAGTTATTAATTCCTGCACAAATTTGTTGTCCTTTTGTTGTATCACAATCATCATAAATATAATCTTCAACTGAACAAGGTAAAGTATTAACTGTTCCATCAAATGAGAAGAAACCATTATTACCCATCCAGTATGCAACACCGTCAATTTCAATAGCTGCATTTTTACCAATTAATCCACAGTTAGTACCAACTTGTTCAAATCCAAATGTAAATGGAGCTCCAACAAATTTCATAGTGTATAGTGCATTATCGGTCCATACTAGAATATTTTCTTTTGCAACCAAAGCTCCCATAATTTTTGTACCATCTTGTATTCTTTGTGTACCTGCTGTGTTAGTTGCTTCTGGTGTATAGTTATTTATATTCTCATCTTCAGAAAATCTTATAAACATATTATCTTGTGTCGAAGGAGTTCCAATAGTTGTTTCAGTTCCAAGATGAATTAAGTGACGTGTTGTTGGTGAAATTAATGTAACTCTTGTTGCCGTTGGATTATTAGTGGTTTGAAATCCTGATGTGGTTGTTGAAGCTCTTGTTGATAATCTTGCTGCGATATCAGAGTTCCATGTAAATGTTTTACCGTTTGCAATAGTTGCAACTAATACATCACCAAAATTACTTAAAGACCAAAGTCCTGGTTCAAGAGTAATAGTTCCAGCATCAACTGCATCTCCCCAGCCATTCCACTCGGTAGCATTAGTAACCGTTGCACCATTTGAATGAGCTTGCCCGTTAGATGTACCAAAAGTTGCAGTTCCAAAAGCACCTCTAGTAATACCTGTTAAAGTATTTGTACCTTTTCCAGTGTAAGTAATTAATTCATTACCAACTGCTATAGTTCCAGCTGTTGGAAACCCTGCGTTGGATGTAACATTAATAATGGTCCCCGATCCACCAGTACCATTAGTGTCTGCCAGTAAAGCACCATTTAAAGTTGTTGTAACAGAACCTTGAACAGTTCCACCATATTGACCAATGCCAAAACCATAACATAAGATTGTGCAGCCGGACCAACAGGTTCATAAGGAATCACACTACATGCTCCACCACCTGCAGCCCCTGTTGTAGTTTGTGTTCCAGTAACAATTGCAACTAATGATGAAGTAACTCTAGTTACTTGAAATAGTTTATCTTCGAAAGCAGCATCTGTTAAACCTATACTACTTGGCACAGTTACATTATCTAATAAAATAATATCACCTGATTGTAAATTATGTGCTGAAGAAAAAGTTAAGGACACTTCTTTTGTTGCATCTGCAGCAGACATTACGACACTTGAAATTGTAGATTTTACAGGAGTAATGTCGTGTAGTTGTCCTTCAAAATATAAAAGTAAAAATTTATCTGTTCCAATTGCAACGTATCTGTTACCTTCTTTATCAACAAAGGCATGTTGTTTTCTGGCTACTCCTACCATAGTATCTGTTAAAAGAGACTGCCACCCTCCTACTTTTTCTGGTAGGCCATATCTAAATCTTACGTTATCTGAATCTACCCAACGACCTTCTGCTCCAACAGCAGTATCTTGTTTGTCAATTCCAGGAGCAAACTTAATTTTCGTAAGCATCTTTTACTCCTATGATGTTTGGTTGTATACGTATTGCCAACCTTTGGTTGAGTTAGTAAAGTAAAGTTTAATAGATTGATTATTAGTACTTAAAGTTAAATTAGAAGCAGCTCCTCTAATATTAGAACTATTTCTATTTACTGTTACATTATTAGAACCAAATCCCCCAGAAGCTGAAGAATCCATAATAGTAACCACATCACCAGCACTAGGCGAGGCAGGTAGTGTAATTGTAACAGGGTTGTTTTGTGTATCTATTAATAATACATCACCACTTACAGCAGTATAAGCTGTAATAGAAGATGAACTAATTGCTAAATGTCCTTCTTGTCTTAAGGCTAAAGCTGTATTAGTTCCATCTGATCTTACTATTAAAATAGACCCTACAGGAACTGGGACTGGACTTGATGATCCAGCTGTTTTAATACTTAAAGTATATTTATTTGCAGTAGTTCTATTTGTTGCGTCTTCTATAATATAAATTCTAGTTGCTGCACCACCTGTTGTTGATGCAGGTATAATTAAACTATTATTACCGGCCATTGTACCAGTAAGTTTTAAATATATATTTTTACCATTCGCGGTCGCCGATCCGTCAGCTAAACTTAAAGTAACATCCGACCCTGATGTCATTGCTACTTCTACATAACCTGATGCTGCGGCTTGTAATATTTGTAAATTAGTATTAGTAATTGCACCCCATAGACCAGCTTTTTCGCCGGTTGCTACTAGTTCTAATGATAAATCTGTTGAATAAGTTGATGCCATATTAATAAGGTTTTATTGGTGTCCACACCATTGTTGCTCCTGGTATAATTTCATTCCAAGTTATAACTCCTGCGTTTCCTGTTGCTAGTGTTAATGGAACTTTAAGGTTCGTTACATTAGCTGTACCTGTTATTGTAACAGTTCCAGTCTTAATAGTCAACGCGTTTCCAACAGATGCAGTATTAGCGTTACCTGAAACAGTAACATTTCCAGTACCTAAAACTAAAGGAACTTTTAATCCTGTAATATTAGCTGTACCAGAAAGAGTGACAGTTCCTGTACCT